CTTTGATTGTGATTAGTGCTTCCCTTAAGTTTTCATCTAGTTTATACTTGCCCTTGGCTATGTCGATGTATTCGCCTTTTAAGTCGTATTTTAAACCTTCTAATATTGTCTTTATCATCTTATTCGTTTAATAGTTCTAAACTGCTTTTGCCGTTTAATAGGTTCGTCTTGATGCTGTTTATTTTATAGCTTTGGTTGTTAATCACAAACCTATCTGCCAAAGTGTAGTTCATTAATATTCTTAAAGGCAAGTAAGCGGTGAACACCGATAGTCTTTTGCTTTGGTTAAATACTTCTGAAATGTATTCTTCGTGATAATCTGCAAACAAGGTGTTTGTGTATGGCAAATTAGTATATTCATCTTGTTCACTATAAAAATTAAGTGTCGGCGGTATAAATACTACGCTTCGGTTAGCGTTGCCAGGTGTAAAATGATAGGATATATTTTGATGTCCTGTTGGAACATTTTCTGAATCTACCGAATTGACAAAGGAAATTTCACCACCATCCCTAAACATATAAAAAAGAATCGGTTTTCCTATGTACGGTTCTTGGTTGTCATCTACACAATAACCCCAACCAATAGAAGTAAGACCATTATCTTCTAAGTCAACTAACCTTTCAAACTTCATATGCTCAAAAGGAAGCATAACCTTATAAATTTCACCTGCAAAGGCTAAAGGCGAATTACCCGTGTATTGTTCAGTACCCCATACTTTATTAAACAACTGGTTATGGAACGCAGCTAAAAAGGTTTTTGTTCCTTCATAACCATAAATCACTTCCCTAAATGGTAAGGCCGCGTTTACTTCGCTGCTTTCAACATCAATGTATTGGCTAATATCATAGCTTGTACCGCTTGAATAGAAGTCATCTAATGGCTTAACTACAATAATGTCATCTTCTACATAAGCTACAAGGTTAAACATCTTAAAAAGACCGCTAATGAAGTCTATTACTTTCATTTCTGGTATTTGCTGCGTAATGATAAATTCAAAGTCAGCACTAATAGAAACACTTGTAGCGGTATATGTGTCTAAATAACTTGTGCCAAAAATTACATCATACCAACTTACTTCCCATTCAATACTTGAAAAGGTAATGTTTGAAGCGGTTTCTATAATTATAGTGGTGTTTTTGCCGCCCGTTGGCACGACCCTAAATATTGTTTGTACGCCTGTTCCCAATGGACTTGTGTATACGGTGCTTCCGTTTTCTAAAATACGAAACTGATATTCTACACCTAAGGCTGTTGGTGTTAGTGTTAATCTTTCACCAAAATTAGTTAACCCCGCATTTGGTATTAAAACACTTGCAGAACCAAAGTTAGCCATTCGGCTTATGGTCTTGGTTATAGTTGCAAAGTCATTAACTAAATAAACTGTATTTCCTGTTCCGCTTGTAATTACACCCTTGTTTCTGTGAAGCCACATATACAAAGCTTCATAAGCTATGTTTGTGTTGTTAAAGAAATCAGTACTAAATGTAATGCCGTACTGTTCTTCTATTGCTTTAATTATTAAAGATATTTTAATGGCGTATTTTAATTCGTTCCACTTAACACCGTGATGATGTGCTGCCCCTGTTTCATAGTATAAATTGCCGCTATATTGGTCATCGTGCGCGTGTCCTGTTGAACTATCATAAAACAACCTTTGCGTGTGCGTTAATAACGGTACTTGTATTGGGTTTGTATATATTACACCGCCTACTGTTTTATTTGTGTTTGTTGTTAGGTATGTTCTTATGTCATCAGTACCAAACAACAAAGGGTCACCGCTAGGTTTAGTGCTGAAGTTATTTAACCAACTTAAAGAAGATAATAAATCTTCACCGAAAGTATCCTTTAGTGAAATGGTTTCACCGTAGAATGTAATTTTATAAGTGTGTGCTTTGTTGTTTTTAAGGCTTACGCCTTCCAACTTAACATATCCTAATTTGTAGCTTATGTTGTTTAGTTGTATTTCAGCACTAACCCTAACCCTAGCATCATATCCACCTGTAATATCAAAGTTATAATAGTGTTTGAATATTTTGTTGTTTTCTTTTGATGCAGGTAAGTTAAAGCTTCTACTAAAAGATGTAAAGACTTTGCCTATGTCTTGTACGTTTTTTATAGTATCAGTAATGGATACGCTTTCATCATCGAACATATCCATTCTTGTGCCTTGTATGTATAATTGTATTTTCTGCATTTAGCGGATGTTTTGAATATTGTCAAAAGCATAAGAAAAACTAAGCGTGTAGTCTACCAACTTGTCATTAACACCAGTTTTATAAGTAAGGCTTGAAGCGTTTACTACCATAGGCGTAATAACGGTGTCTTGTTCCATCCAAACGTATTCGCTTTGCATCATCTGTTCTACTACTTCGTTATAGCTTTCATCTACATAACCAGTATTTAAAGTAATGCTTTTAGCACCTTGAATGTTAAAGGTTTTTCTTGGATGCTTTAAAGTGTCGTATGTTCCCGTTAGCCCAATTTCAAACCGTTTGTATTCTTCTTTTGTTACGTTAAGTTGTTTAATGGATTTTCTGAAGAACCACAAATCCTGTAGCCCACCGAACTTATTAATAAAACTAATTTTAGCAGGTTTGTATTTACATTCTTCAATGGTGTTTACCTTAACGATTCTTAACCCATCGGTAGTGGCTATGTTTATCTGGTCTACTTCAAATATTTCGTATTCATCTAAAAAGTCAATAATACATTCGTTAGGTTCATAGCTTCCTTCTAATTGTACTACCCTGTCCTTAAAGCTATCGTAAGCGTTTACACCGTTGCTTACATATTCAAAAACGTATGCTAAACTTGGAACAATTAGTTTACTATAAACAATGTTGTTTTGGTATAAAAAGGTAACGCTTGTGGTGTTGTTTCTATCTACTGGGATTCTGATATCACTATCGGCTAACTTATAAATGATATCATTGCTTTGCATATACCCTGCGGTGGTGGTAGGGTTGCTACCTTCTTCAAAGTTTCCGTAAGCATCAATGATAAAACCGTTAACCACTTCAGGACTTCCTACGGTAGCATTAGCACTTGTGTAAAGCTGAATGCTTGTTTGGTATGTTTCGCTATGTGTCTGGTAAAAGTTTGTATCAGGGTCATAAGCAATATTAAGATAGTCCCTTAGAAGTTCAGCTATTTCAAACAGAACATAGGTTTGCGATATGTTTTTTCTTAGTGTGTAAACGGTTGCACCATCTACTTGTATCGTTAGTATCCCATATGCCGCAGTACCGCCTAAGTCTTTTTTAGATACATAAAATGGACTTCTTACAAATATATTAGCCATTACTTATTGTTTAGTTGTTGTTTTGTTACAAATGCCAAAAGTGCTTCGGTGTCTAAAGCGAAAGCGGTTTCTAATTCTTTTGGTAATCCTTTAGCGTATTTCTGAAATGGTTTAGTAAAAAATAAGCTTGGTTTTATTCCTTTATAAAATATGCTTCTTGCTATTGCAAATTGTAAACTTTTTCTGCTTATAAATCTTCCTTTATCGTCCCTTGGTGCGATTCCCTTTTTAACTGTCCACTTGTCTAACTTGCTTGGTGGTGGCATTTTAGTTGTGTAACTGTAAGGCGTGTTATATTTCTGTTTAATACCGCTTACCCCTTTATCTTGGAACACGCCATAGTCAGCCATCTTAATTTCAAATTCAAGGCTTCTATCCGTTACCTTAACTTCTGTTCCTTCAATGCTATTTTCTAAAGTACCACCGCCCTTGCCTATCTTGCGCAGGTTCTGTTTAGATTCATTTATAACCTGATTCCTAAATAATTCTAACGCTTCCTTGAATTTATCTAGTTGCATATATCAATAGTGTTCATAGTAACTACTTCAAAAGTACTTACCCATCCTGCTAGTTCATTTTCAAACCTATCATAGAAAGCTTCCATACTTGCGCTGCCTTCTAAGTGATAACCATCTTGGTGTGGTGTTCCTTTTCGTAACTTCTGCTGAAGTCTATTTAAGACCGTTAGTTGTGTGTTTAGAATGTCTTGTCTATTATCGTTACCAACGAAGATATCAGTCGTTGCATCTTTACTCGTATCCACCACATCCATAGCCATAACCGAAATATTATAAGATAAAGTTTGCCCATTGTCAGTTACGTTGTTAATCATTATGTGCGACAAAGGAAATATCGTCTGCTTGTTTAAATCTACTTCTGTAATATCACCAAAGGTTACGGTGTTAACATTTATATCTGATTGTAAGATATCCCTTACCTTAGTCGTTAGGTCGTAAAAGGATTGAATACCCCTGTATGTTATTTCGCTCATCGTTTTCTTTTTAATTCGTTGGCTTCTATTTCTGCCTTTTCTTTTTTAAAGGTTAACGCAGTTAAACAAGCGTTCATATTTAAATCTGTTATGCTTTCAAATTTGGTAACATCCCCATCGGCAAGTGCATAGACAGATTGATACCAACCCCATTTAGTGCCGAAATTTGCTCTTCCGTCAAGTCCTCCTTGTGATGAACTTGTAAATAAGCTATCATAGCCGTCGATAATTCTATTCCTAAATGCCAAAAAAAAACCATTGAACTTATTACAGCATCCATTGGTGTGTGTAACATAGCTTCGTGGTAATCATCACCTTTGTATTCGTGTATTAAATACTTGCCTTTTATCTTTTGTTTGATAGGTCGGTATAATACCGCCATTGCTTTGTGTAAGTTCTTTACATCACCTATGTAATTATCTAAGTCGATATATTCGCCAAAGGTCATATCTTCTAACTTAGGAATAAAGCCAAATTCAGTATCACCTATCTTAAAAGTTCTTACCAGGTCTGGCTTCTGTTCTAAGGTTTCTGTAATGATATTAGTGATGTTGTCTATATCACCTTTACGGTATTTTAAAGCATCACTTAATGGTAGGTCGCAGAATATCTGCAACATCTTTTCTTGAATAAAAATATCACTCATACCAGAATCTTGATTCACATCTAATACCTTTTGAAATTGTTGGTATTTGTGTAAAGGGATTTCTGATAAATGATTAGGTACTTTAATCTTTATTTCCATAACTATAAAACGATTTTATTTTGATTTTTAGAACTATCGAACTGCGTATTTTCCGTAGTTAGGTTTAGACAACATATTATAGGTAGCGTAACGCAAACTATCGATTGTGTGGTTGTTTGCATCCCTTGGTACATTGGTTAGTTTTCCGCCCTTATCTTCTACCCATTTGTAGTTTCTAAATTCCTGTATCATATTACTTGAATCAGTCGTTATATGTAGCTTATAACGCTTTAAAAGGTCTATCCCTGCATTGACTGAATCCCTACCTTTTATTGTTGGTCTAGTGTTTAAACCCATTCTTCTAAGTTCGTCAATAAGTCTTGGTTCTGCTGAATCACAAAACACCGCATCTTTATTTACGCCTATTTCCTTTAGCTTATGAAAGATATCGTTAGCAGTCATTTTAGTTTGGTAGAAATGTTCCTTGCAGTATAGGTTGTAATCCTTTTGGTAAACACTTACCAATACCGTAGGGTCGTTGACATACCCAAAGTCCATACCATAGGAAATAAACTTAGCATCTTCTGGTATCTTGTTGACTTCTGTATATTGAAATATAGTGCTTTTACTTATCCCCCTTTCACCCAGTCCGTATATCTGCCAGTATGCTTCGTCTGTTTCCCTTAGTAGTTCTATTTCCTTTTGTATGCTGCTATCTAAAAAAGGATTATCTAAATATGTGGTCTTGAAGAATTCCGCATCCTTTCTTGGTATTACGTTATCATAAATCCAAGAATATTCATCTGAAGGGTTATAGTCAAGTATTATCTTTTCTGTGGTACGAAATACTAATTGCTGCCAGTCTTCAAAGAATAGTTCATTAGCTTCATTAATAAATAGCACATCCCTTTTTCTACCCCTTACTTTTTGTGGTTGGTCTAAAGAAATAAATTCCACAAGGTTACCGAATAATGCATATTCACTATTTGATTTATTGTGAAAGTCTTCCGAATAGATTCTGTGATGCTTAAGTATATCTAAGAAATCACGCATAACTGATGCCCGAACACTTGGAAATGTTTTGCGGCATATCGTTATTGTCTTGCCATTGTTTTTAGTACAATAGTCAAAAATAAGCCAAAGAAGAATGTTATACGTTTTACCGCTTCTTGTTCCCCCTTGCTCAATGGTAATCTTTGTTTTAGACTTCTGTAAATGTTTAAATATTACATTAGTCGATATCTTCTGTTTTGTCAATGATTTCTATTTGAAAGTTTGTAGGCATACCATCTGCACCTGTTATTTCTTGGCGTTCTACATATCCCCTTTTCTTTCCTTTAGTCTTTAAATAAAATATTGTAGCAGCAGTTGAATTATCAGCTATCTGTTTATGTAATTGGCTTTCTGCAAAGTCTAAAGCTACGTTTTCTATTTCCTGAACATCCTTTGCAAATGCTTCATCTTCATTTAACCATTTATAATAAGTGCTTCTAGGTATGTCTGCCTTCTTACAAGCTACTGTAACCACACCTAAACTTTGTTCTAGTGCTGCTAGTAGTGATTCCTTTTTTATGTGTCTACTTTCGTTCATTATTTTTTTTCTTTTGCGCTTCTTTTTCTTCTGATGTTGGGTTAAACTTTTTGCGTTTTTGTTCGTTAAGATATTTAAACCTTTCAGCCATTGACATTCGTGGTATATTCTTGTCCATTAATTTTAATTATTAATGATGAATCTAGTTTATGCATTCTGTCAATTATAACTTGGCAGTACTTAGGGTCAAGTTCCATACCATAACATTTGCGACCTAATTGGTGTGCTGCTACCATAGTAGAACCTGAACCTAAAAAAGAATCTGTAATTAAATTACCAAATTCACTACTATTCTTTAATGCAATTTCTATTAATTCAATTGGTTTTGGTGTTGGGTGGTTTCCTTCTCTTTCTTTTGGTCTTGCAACATCAATTACATCTGCTTGTGCATTATTACCAAACCATTTATAATCTTCACCAATGCAACCAAAAGCTATTAATTCATATTTTGGTCTATATCCTTTTTTGCCACTTAATCCAAAAACATTTTTATTCCATATTAAAGTTCTTTTGAAATTCCAGTTATTTTCTTTTATTGCACTTATAAATTCAACTTGGGTTTTATGGTCATAGCATACATAAAAACTTCCTGATTCCTTTATTGGCATAATTGACAAAGCATCGCTTATAAATTGTTTTAATTCATTACCCCTTAAATTATCATTTTCAATCTTTTTAATATTATTTCTTTCCACTGTTTGTGACCTGCCACCACTTGCACTCACACCATAAGGCGGGTCGGTAAATACCATATCTGCCTTTTGTCCGTTCATTAGCTTTGCCACTTGGTCTGAATCTGTGCTATCACCACAAAGCAAACGATGTTCACCAATTTCTATTAAATCACCAAGCACCACATCCACTTGCATTTTATCTGGTTCGGTGTAGTCATCTTCTTTAGCTTCTAATACTTCTTCTTCAAAAGGAAAGCCATCTAGTCCCCAGTCTTCTAATTGTGCTACATCCCATTCATTCGCTAATATATCCCAGTCCCATTCACCAAACCCAACATTGTCTTTTACTATGAATTCTTTTTGTTGTTCTTCGGTTAAGTCTTTGGCTTGTATAATATAAACTTCTTTTAGTCCTGCTTCTTTACAGGCTTTTAAGC